TTGTTTGTTGATTTTATCAAGGCGTTCATCTCTGGTGCCACAAATGTATCTCATTTCAGATGCTCAATAAATGTGCTGATAAAAATGTATTTTTTCATTACTTTGCCGCAGAAGAGTAACTAACTCGAGGTCGCTCCCGCTCCATTCTCTGTATGGTAACATTATGCTTTCCTCAGCATTATTGTCACTAAATCTGCATTATTTATCATAGTTCCTGCAGCAGGGAAAGGAGTAGGCAAAGCTCCATAAGCTTCAGCTTTAGTCCAAAAAAGATAAGGAACAGCAACAAAATTATCTTCGTCTTTGCCCAAAATTGCATAATAACTCATCGTATATATATTATCGTAATCCATCGCATGAAAAGTAATATTTGAATCTCCATCGGAGTTAATAGCTAACCAGTACAGCCCAGGGCCAAGAGTCTCTGCGATTACGGTCGATTTGTACCCAACCACGCTACAGTCTAATTCCCCGCTGTCAACAATTAGGGCATCAGGATAGACCCCGTTATCGCTATAGATTCCAACACGGGCGACTCCATTTACTCGTGCTGTGCTGACGGAGACAATGATTCTGTCAAAAGATTGAGAAACCGGAACAATAAATGGGTAGGCATACAGCACATTTCTGGTAATTGCGAAGGTTTTGGATTGGTAATAATCCCATGTTGTATAACAGCGTCCGGTTCTTCTGAATGCCATCGGATTTACAGCTCCTCCTCCTCCTCCTCCCCATTGATCGAAAATGGTGGTATTTGTTCCTGAGTCGGCTATGTTGACAGCACATGATGAATCACAAAAATCAAACACAAGTTTAGTATAGTCAGAGTTCGCCCCAATATTAATACCCACGGCAGCCTGCATAATGTAGTTATGAAACGTTGCAACTTGTTTTCCCCTAATAATATCTATCCCTATTTCCCCGTCATCAGAAGCATATATGGCATTACCTCGAATGGATATGCCTTCAGTTACTAACGTATTCCCGTCAACCTCTGTACTGCCTACCCGAATATCGAACCCACCATTGGCTTCAAAATAATTATCAACCACCTTTAGCCCAAAAGCATCCACAATCCACAGTCCGCCAATAACATTAGCATTGAACGCATTGTTTGAAATAATACTGCCGAACCCACCTGGAAGTGTTTGGCTGGCATTGTCTGGGTCACCTAGTATCATTCCATAGTTGTTTGACCTGAAGCTATTCATGCCTTCCATGGATACGGCATTAAACGCAGACTGTGAGTTCCTTTTTTCAAGGACACCCACGTTATTATGTGAGATAAAATTACTCTTAAACACCCCTTCCCAACATGCATCGTCAAAGAAAATCCCATGACCTGTCAATTTAGTGGTGTCTAAACTGAAGTGGCTTACACGAAGACGCTCTATCACATAGTACATACCACCATACATCTGGATTCCACCAGTACAAGAAGCATTGCCGAGAAGCCAAAAGTCCTGTAACCCCATGTGGTAGTAACCTACAGGCGGTGCCGTTGAAAGACCGAAATAGATTGCATACCCGCTAGTGCCAGTGAATTTTAACTGTGTAGATTCCCGACCCATTCCGCACAGGTAGACCTTATTCTTCATAGTAATCATGGCATCGTATTGAATAATGCCCTCTGGAAGTAACACTCTGCCACCAGCATCATTTCCAGTGCCGGCGGCAGCCTTATCTATGGCTGCCTGGAGAGCCGTGGTATTACCTGAAGCAAGCGTGGTGTCATCACCTACCTTTAACCCGAACTCCCTGGCATCGTACCAGGGAACATTCGCCAGTTGTAGAATATCGAAATCCTTGATTCTATCTGCCGCCTCTTCCTTGCATACTTGCCCGTACCCGCTCATATAATCTTCGGTGGACTCAAACTGTTGCTTGGTGGGATATTCCTTAATACGCTTCAGACTCATTGAAAATAATCCCCACCGATAGTGTAGTCTACTTCCATTCCGCTCCATTGGAACTCGTTATCTGCCGAGTCGTGCTGTAGCCTGAACTTGAAGCTGTTCCCAGTCTTTATAATATAAAAATCTTTAACCTTAGTCGTATCATCCCCAGTACCGCCGACACTCGTCGTTACCTCAGCCCAGGTTGCCCCTCCGTCAGGCTTAACGCTTATAGTAACCGTGGCGGAAGAATCAGATATATCGACATATAAAAGCCTTATCTTATAGATAGTCTTGAACTTATCGAGAGCCTCCATATCCTCTTCTGCAAAGTCGGTCTCCTTGCTCTCCCAATAGGCATCAATAGACGTACCCCCGTCAGACTTGTAAACACTATCCTCTGCGTAAACCTTACCGTCGAAAGATCCAAAATAATACCTGAACGTAGGGTCGGCACTAACCGACATGGCACTGGACACACGATCACTTAGTGTGATTGTGTCGGTGAAGGTATCGCTGAACGCACCAACGCCACTTGCCGACTCTGAGAGTGTTATGGTTTCTGTCGTAGTGCCATAGCCATAATAATCTATATCAAGGCTGATGTCATCCCACCACCCCACAAGCCATGCCCCCGTAAGGTTCGCACGGTATATGAAAGCGGATAGATGAACATACCATGTTCCATTCCCATAAGTTGTCAATATGGTTTTAACATCCTCGTTAGTAAGGAAATTTAAAGATGTTAAAGTGTCGAAATTGCGGGTAGCAGTTCGTACGTTATGGAAATTACCGTCAGGGTCTCTGAGTTTAACCGCAAACTGGATAGTACAATTCAGCACCTCTGGGTCGGCACCTCCGTTATCGTTGAACTGACACCAGGCACCCATCACAGCAGTATCTATATTAGATGCCTCGGTAATTGTGAACGGTTGTTTCATACTGTACCGCATGGTAGTAAACGGAGTACCTGTGGTGTGACCGCACTTTGCCGAACCGCCATCATGTGACGCACCAGTAGCATCATAATAAAACATCTCGCGGCTACTGCCGCCATACTTAGTCCAGTAGTCGCCGTCTATTGACCCAGTAAATTCGCCGTTACTCAATATCTCTGCCATCTACAGCTCTCCCTTACCTCCGCTAGACATAGCATCTTCATAAGAAAAATGATACCATTCGTTGAGTTTATAATTCCATACAAAGCAAAGCCTTGTATCATCGGTGCCTGTTACAAACCATCTAACCTCGTTTTGTAGGTGGTTGTTATATCCGAAAGCCTTTTGAAGCTCGGTAGTCGTAGCTACCGAGAATAGCTTATCCCTTATTTTTTCACCTATAGAGAATGGTGATTCACCGTCTATAATATAAACATCGTCATGCCCGAAGAATGCGTTAGTACCACGCACATCCACTATACTGTAGGGTGCTATACATCCTACTCCACGCTTTGTCCTGCCAAACTCAATCGGTGCGGTAGATACGCCTGTCCTCTGCCCGAATATTAAACTCTCTCTCTGATAAACTACCAAACTGGCACCCACTTTTCCGAGTCCTGTTATGTAATCATCAGACTGTAAGAATGTAGTGCTGCCTGCCGTACTGTCCGTCCAGTCAGAGGGGTCTCCTTCCTTTGACCACGCAAGACCATTCGCCGCCCTCGTAGTGCCGTAGTCAGCCATTATTAATCTGTTTGCATACTCTATAATATACCGTGCCTTAATAGCCGATGTAGTATTCAGATTAGTGGCACAACCAGAACCCGTATATACCTGCACATAATCGCCACCGTTACTGAAATAAACATAGTCATTCACTACCGCCCACGACCACCGCTCTCCGCTAGGTACGGCGTACTGCTTGCGGATTGTGTAGTCCCCGACTGCTGTGTCCCCAGTATAGGCATCAATTAATGTTATCTGAGTGTCACTATCTACGGTTTCTATCTTCCCCCAGTTTGCATCCGGTTCAGCAGTAGAGCTATGATCGTCGTCCATAATAAAATAATCGCCAACCTCTGGGGCAGTATAGTCTGTCGCATCTACCCAGTCCGTACCATTTCCGGTTATAACATCAACGGATATTCCATCTGGATCAATATCGCCGTCCGTATGCTCTAGCGTGATATAGCTCCACGTACCGGCACTCTCACGTTTCATGGCATCTAGCGGGGTAAGATAGAGCGTTTGTACAGCGCCGACGCTTTTCTTGTAATAGATAATAGACTGCACATCTACACCTTCACCTAAATCCCTGTCCTCACCATAGCCATACCGTTTCATTACACTCTTCTGGCTTATCTTAAAATTCTGTGAGGGCCAGTCTGCGTGCCCTAAGTCCTGATGTAAGGATGGTGCAGACATATCCAACCCGTGACTAGAAGGTCTGATTAGATAGCGATGGCGAATTAAAATTTCTCCTTTTGGTGTGTAGCTATTTGTTTTATTGTTTTTTCTTCATCAATATATTTGCCGTATAGCCATTCCCTGTTTATACCTAGCGATTTCACGATACTATGCGACGGTAATTAGGTGCGACCATGTCCATG